ACCGCTAATACCTCACCGAACTCACATTCCTTGTGCTCTGTTTCCGGCAATATAATGCCGCCATCAGTCTTTTTTCTGGGCATCTTCTTAACTACTACCCGGTCCCATGTAGGTTGTATCTTCATTCCGTCATTCTCCTTGCCAAGTGTTCTGCATGAGATTCCTTCTTTTTTGTTTGAACACCACTGGCCAATGTTTTTCCACCTTGCGGGCCTTTTTTACTCATGATTCGAACATGAATATATTTATCTGGCCGGCCCTTGGGGTGAATTGTTCGTATTTTCTGGACTGTTCCCCGCCCCTTCACTTTGCCCCCCGGGTTGTCCGGGAGCTTTGGACAGTTCTTGCCTGGCATCTGTTGACTCCTTCTCTTCGAGTCTCTTAACTTTTATTTGAAGCTCTGCTACAGCTTTACCAAGGTTGTTAATGCGGTTCGTCTGGATTAAATTTAACCGGGCATTATTATCGTCCCCAAAATAGTCTATCCAGCCCTGCGGTAAATCACCTTGGCCGTAAATCTTTGCAGGCGCCGTCTGTTCTTCCTGACAACCGCATATTATAACCATTACGATAATGATAACTATACTAATTAATTTTTTCATTCTTTGTTTCTCCTTAAAATCTCATTGCCTTTTTTGTGATTGTTTTTCGTGGCCCCTCGGAATAACCAACTGGGTCATCAGCGGGATCATCATAATAATCTATTTTGTCCCAGGCCCATAAAGCCATGATGTATGTATCTGCATGGTCAGGGCTTCGGCCTAATCTGTCGGGCTTTTTGATTTCTTCTTTTGGCTCAACCAATATGCGGCCAGCCCGGAATTTATAATTGACCGACGTTAATTGCTTGATTAGCTCCTTATACATATTCTTGCAGGATATGACTGTGTTGGTTTCTTCGTCCAGCATTCCGCTGGACAATTTCTTCGCTCCTTCACTCCATGCCTCAGCTCTAAGATTGTAATAGATGGGCTTTTTTTGTTCGTTCTTGATTTCTGATTTCAGGGATGGATTGTAAACTATTACATTGGCCCCCATTTCAAGCAATTCGTCGGCAACGGCGGCCCCAAGATCAGCACCAAGAGCCTCTACAACTATGGGCACACCACCTAATTTATTCGAATAAGCAAATAATCTATTTGATATGTCAGTTGACCGTGTGTGCCCGAAAATCTTCTTACCTAATATCTCGGCGTCCTGCATTATGTAAATTACACATTCATCGTCACCAAAGCGGGCAGTATCACAAACCAAGTATATCTTAACTTGTGGGGCGTAACATTCCCGCTGCTTGGCTTCAAGCAACCATTCCTCTTTAATTATTTGGTCCGGGCCTGATATGGCGTTCCAGTCACCTTCTAAGTATGCCTTGAGCAGCTCCGGTCTGTGACCGAATGCCTTTTTAAGCGTATCAATATATCCCGATGGTAAATGGGGATTGTCAGCAGGAAGAGCCGGTACAAAGGCCGCATCATCATCAGCCTCCGTGATGAACTCTTCTTTGAGCCAGCATTGACGTGGATTAGCTGTGTATAATTCTTTGTATGGCCAATGGTCATATGGTTGGTTAGTCAGTGGGTCAATGATAATTCCACCATCGGGGTTTCTCGGAACTACAGGGCTCCCATCTGCCATCCTTAAGATCATACGCAGCGAACCACGTAACACTGCAATATCGTCCCTCGATACCTCTTCGGCCTGATCTATTGCTATTATTATGTATTCCGCTGAGTTGAATTTATTAACGTTCTTTTGACTGTCAAGACCGCCATAATCGATGGCGATTCTATCCGCAATCAAAATATGTTTGGGGTCTTTTTCAGTACCGCCCTTTAAAACATAATACTCTTCCGGGATTATTTCCCGCCAAGTCTGTAATGTAGTGCCTGTGAAATCAACAGCTTGTTTTCTTCCGAACCATGCTACATGCGGAGGGTGCGAAGATGGCTCTAATCTGGCCGCCACCATGATAGTCCAAACTATAGAAAATAACCATGAACATAAGAAATAGCTCTTGCCCCCGCCTTTGGCGCCGCCGTACATTAAACGACGTGTGATTGACCTGGCTAATTCATTCCACGCTAAACGTTGTCGAGGTGTTCTTTTGACTTTTAATTTTATGGGTTTGTCTATCATGTTATTTCAGGCGGTTCCAATATTACCTTACCACTCATCACCTGCTCTAATTTGTCCCTAAAATCTGTACGATTCAATAACCATAGCCGCATTGAATTATAATCCGGGGGATAATGTTTGATGGTCGGCACTACAGTTATCTTAACTGTTTGAGTAGTAACCTCATTGCCGTCCTCGTCTCTTGTCTTAGTGTCGATTAAATGAGCAAAGATTTTGTCTTCTGGATGGGAATAACCAGAAGCTCTATCATGAAGCTTTTTTGCTATCTCCATATCAGCAGGGGTTTTACCTTTCTGGATGGACTCTAAAAACTTGGGGTGTTTGAGCTTCCAATTATTAATAGTCGCCTCGCTGACATTAAAGAAATAAGCGAGGTCTTTGTCAGTTGTCCCTTTGTTCAAAAGGCACAGTTTGTAAGCCATATTAGCATATACTTTTCTGTATGCTTCTGGCCGTTGACCTAAGTTCTTTGGTACTTTGTCAGCCTTACTTCTGGTTGTTCGCTTTTTCTTCTTCATGAATATCTATGGTACACAGAGTTGACAAAAACATTGGGCGGCTTTCTGGTTATCAGGATTAGGAATGGAGTCGATAACAATGCGGCCGCCCAATTTGCGATAGTTAGCTTCACTACAGGCTAATAACTTTTTGTCTGTTTTGGGGCTTATCTTGTCATTGGTGCGGCCCTCCTTTCTAATATGATCGGTGCTTGTCATTTGAATTCCGTTTCAATAAAAGTCTTTGCAGTCGGGAATATTACCAAACCGCTTTTGTATCTGTCAAGTGCTTTTTCTCTGTTTTTTCTTTTCCCTGCGCCAGTTCTTGGCGCAGCTCTGGCAAATCTTATCGCCTTCCTGTGTAATTACAAAAGGCTCATCGTCGCTCTTCCAGGCTTTCTCAGGCGGATATACGCCGTAAATATATTCCCAGTAACATAGCCAGGGCATAATCTTCTGTCTCACATACTCAGCCCCGAACTCAGGGCGGTTAGTACCAAACTACTCATTTTTTATTTTCGTGCCTCTGAGATGGCTTGCTCGGCATCACTAATATCTTCTTTTAAATCAGTTATTGGCATTGGCACTCCATTTACCGCTTTCATATAAGCTAATCCCTTTTGTGCAACATATAACAAATCCTGATATGTGTTGTAGCGATGGACGATACGATTTGCATATATCTTCATTTCATCCGTGTCCCACTTTTCAAACTCCGCAAGGTCAACGTCTGTTCCATATTCATCGATAAAAAATAAAGTGGCTGGCTTATCAGTGCCGTTAAAAACGCTATATTCCAATTTCTCACTCATCTTTGGCTCCTTATCTCTACCTTTCCGGGTACATATCTTGGCCGTGTGTTCATCCTTGGTGTGTATCTGAGCCAGCACCAAGTACCGCTTATATTTTCACCGTAAGTTCTTATTTCTTTGTGCCCGTCTGTTTCACTCATCTTTGGCTCCTTTGCGGGCTATGCTTTCAAGCATTTCACGTGCCCCTATGTTCTTTTTTAACCGCCTTATCATTTCCTCAAAAATAGCTTCTTGTGCTGTATATAACTGAATATGTGGATGTATGACACGGATTGCGGCATCTATAAGTTTTTTAGTAGAAACCTTCTTAAAATATTCTTCGTATTTCCATAAAGGCTTTAAACCATTTTCGATAAAATTTATAATTTGTTCGTCAGTTATCATTCTTCCCGCTCACTTTCATCTATTCGCCTTTTATTAGGCCATTCGGCTTTACATAAAATCTTTATATTGCTTCTGTTTTTAACCTCCGCCCAAATAAGCGCCTTGCCCTGCGGTTTACCGCACCAAAGGCCCCGCTTATATTTTTCGATAAATTTTGTCTTCCATAGTTTGAGGTTCTCATAATCGAAACCGAACAACGGCATATCAATCAAGGGAAACAGCCGCAATATTTCATCGAGCAACTCGCCTTGAACTTCGCCTTTGTAACCCCCGCCATGATATATACCGTCCGTACCGACAATATAAATCCATAACCCTTCAAATATACCTGCAAGACCCGGCGTCCAAAACACCCATACGTACAAGGGCTTTTTCCGAACTTGGTTGTAAGATGCTCTTTTCCTCTCAAGAATTTTTTTCTGTTGTTCACGGCGATATTGTTTTACCTCTTCCCACGTCATTACTTTGCCGTTATCGACACACGCAAATTCAGGAGGAAGTTTGATCTTGCCAGCTCTTATATCCGGGTTCCAGTTCTCCAAACCTTTCCTATTGATATAATTACCTCTCACCGGTATTCTGTCGTAATAGTCCTGCATATCTTTGATTGTCAGATATTTAGTGTCAACGGCTTTCATCAAAGTTTTCATATCTGGTCAGACAACCTTTACCTTAATTCAGAAAAAATAGGACACGCAGGAAACCCCAAACACACTGCCCCACAAGCCTTTCGGCACTGCTCGCCAGTATCCTATCATTTCTTACACATATATATTGGGCTTACAAATGTTATCTTCATGCTTTCTAGCGCACCAGTTCCACCTTTTTCATAAGACCATGAAACCGACTCTATAATTTCACTATCTAACTCATCGATAAAGCCTTTCGCGTTCGCCCATACCTCTGATGATATATGTGGTTTTTCGTCTAATATATTTTTATTTTCATCCATTTTGTCTATTTCTGGGGTATCATTTTCCACTGATAGTCGCCAAGCTGTCGGTCTAATACCCTTTGATTCTGCAATTTTAACAAAGCAAACGGGACAACAAATTTCCTCTCGTTTATCCATTACTTTGTTCCATAAATCATTATCTGCGTACCATGTGATATTTTCATTTGAACATATATGACAATAATCTTCAGGATGCTTTCCCACCTTTTCCTCGGCGTTAGGAATATGGGGCTTCTGACAGTCGGGGCAGGAAGGTTCATATATCTCAGAAACTTTTTTATCATCAAGCCAGCATTTTTGTTTTTCGTCCTCGGAGAGAAGGGATTGAATTACGATTTCAGCGTCGGAAATCCATTGCTTGTCTTTTGTAGGATAAAGTTCTTTGTCACATAATTCTTTGACCAGTTTTCTAATCTTCTCTTTGTTCATTTCAGCTTTTCTCCTTAGCGATTAATGCAGCGATTATCCAGTGAATCGGTTTGGCTCTGCTACCAAATCTTCCAGGATTATAATTGTATTTGTGTGGAGTTGCCTGCCATACCTGACAACATGCTATTTCCCAATACATCCAATCTTTTTTTACTGCTTCATCCCTGAGCCTGAAAGCGAGGTCGGCAAGTGATTCGTTCGGTTTTAAAATGTTCCTATCCCAAAGCCAATCTACTTGCTCGTCTTCGTTCATATCTAAGACTTTTAATCGTTCTTCCTTGCTCATGTTTTCACCTCAATTTCATTCCCATCTTGTTGTTCTTATGCTTCCTGATAACGTAAATATAATATCGGGGTTATTTGGGTCCGCTTCTGACGGTAACCACCAATAGCGGTCTTTGTGGTTCTTAAAACTTTTCAGGCCGGCATATACGCCCCATTCTCCAAGTGATATAGATACGAACGGCCCGATGATTGGTATATCCCAATAACATTCAGGTTCTTCCCAAGGATTTTTACCGTGGAAATTAAATGGCCGAACCATACGGCCAACAACTAAATCGGTTTTGATGCCCCATCCTTTTGGATTGTAATCCTTGCCGTCGTGATCATACCATAGACCCCGTTCATAAGCACCAACTGACATAGTGCATCCGAAACAAAATACGACGATTAGGAAAACCACAAAAGAAAATATTATGGCCAACAAATTAAAGATATGCTGTTTTCTCATTTCGACTCCCTTCGATTAAATATTTATAAATCCGTTCTATTTGTTGTCGTCGGGCCGGACTGTAATGGATGGGAGGATTATCAATCAAATTAGCAATGAAATCAATATCCCATGGTTTCAGACCAGTTCCCTTTTCGTCAATTTCTTCGACCATTTCGGCATATTCTTCATCTGACTTGGCTAATTCGGCCATAGTTGGTCCTCCGTTACCGGTCCGGGGATTATAATGCCCTGCTTTTTCAATTCCTGCCATCGCTTCTGTTGGGGTCGGGGCCACTGTTTCCATTTGGGGTCTTTTTCCGGGGGAACTGGGGGACGGTCATAAGTCGCACAAGATAGACATAACAGAATAATTATAAAAAGCTTTTTCATGAATTTAATGGCCCCCATTTTTCTGACCCAATTGGTTTAAACCAGAATTTACCCCACTCTATTGGAATATCATAAAACGATTCGCCTTCTGGATTTTTTTTGTTTTTGATATTTACCAGCGGAGCTTTCTTGGCGTCCACCATTGGGATGATCCATGCAGTATCCATGCCCCGATTGAAGACCATATAATAATCAGCTTGGGAAATAATTCTCGATGCCTTCATGTGAATAGTTTGCCAATTTACCGGCCAGATGCCCATCGTGTCCCATACTTCCTTGACCGTTACTTCAAATGCCATATCCGTTAAAGATTGGTCCTTGTTGATTCTCTGCATTACGAAATCAAAATTGACTCCCCGTTCTTCCATTAAATACCGACCGGAATCCAGACATAATTTCATGCCCTCAAACTTGGCTTTGGAGTCATAACGCATGTAATCTTCTTTTGAAAATTCTTTATTCATAATAATATTTAATTAAATAGTATTATTATTATGGGTTGTTAAATTGTTAAATTAATATTTTTTCGACGTTGTAACCTGCGTTTTGTACTATCTTTATGGCATTTTCCACAGACTTTTCCACTGTTAAGTTTTCTGTTAATTGTTCTGTGATATTCACCGTTTGAACTACTCGACCCCGAACATTGTCATAAACAATTATAAAAAGTAACATCTTTTCCACGGATTTATCCACACCCATTGTTAGATATTTTCGTTTGGCTTCTTCAATTTGGCATTTTTCTAATGAAGTCTCACCCATTTTATTTCTCCAATTCTTTGAGAACTTCAGCCTTTATCTGTTCTGTAATTCGGTGTTCAGCAGCGGGTGATAATTCATCGGCGGTTTTGGCCCGCAAGGAATATCCAGCCGTGGCCGCCCCGGCCGCACAACCACTTAAAAGTATCATTATGATTAACAAAATATAAATTACAATTTTCATCTTTTGCTCCTTAAAATTCATCATTATCTATATTTTCGGGCTTGTCCTGCATTCTGTAACATACCCTCTTGCGGCCTTTGATTTTAATTAATGAATAATCAAAATCATAACCTTCTTCTTTTAATTGTTTTAAAGCATTGTTTATAGCTTTATAACTATAACCTAAATTATCCTTAATATCACGTGTGGTGACATAGTGGGGATAATTGTTTATTAAAAACGCTTTGAGTATGTTTTTCTGGTTTTCAGTCATTATTTCACCCCGTTGATTCTTAAAAATTCCCTAAAGACAATGCTGAAATCTGAACACATCTTTTCAAATTGTTCATGATTAAAAACAAAAATTAAATCACCATTTTCACATTCAGCATGTAAATTTCTATATCTTAAATGATTAAAAATACAGATGTTTTCAATTGTTTCGTGGATGAAATTTTTAAGGCCAGTATCTTCTTCTGTACCGATACTTATTTCCATTTTCCCTGCATCTATATAAGCACCATCAGATTTTTTGTTAAGAACAATTGACCATTCACGGCCATCAATCATTACTTTTTTAGGAAATTTCATGGTATTGATATACTTCACTCACCAGTTTTCACTTTTTTACCATAATCCACAGTCCAGTAAATTATCGTATCTTCATTGATATTATTAAACTCATCAAAAGCCTTTTTGAGTGCGTCTAAGCCAAGCAAATAATTTTCTGAATTATAATAATCGTCTGAAATTTCAATGCTTTCATTAAAACTTTCTAAAAGTTCGTTTAAACTAAAGCCCTTAAATATCACTGGCTTCATTGCGTGAACATATTTGGGGATAGGAATTTTGCCGTACTCGCAATCGTCAATTAACTGGCCTAAATCTGAATACATTTTCTCGTTAAACCACACATATTTCCACTTAGCAACTTCAACCGCTTTATCAAAAGCTACTTTTTGAGCCTCTACTTTCTTTTTTTGTCGTTCTAAATCATCAATTTTTTTACACTTTTCACAAACAGTGTAATATCTCACCCTTTTTTCTTCTCTGCAATTTAAGCATATACAACAATCATCTGCTTCTTTCTGTGTTCTGTGAACAACTTTGCATTCCGAGCAAAAGAAGATTCCAGTCGGTTTGCCATTTTCCAGATATAATTCTTTACCTTCCATTTTCACTCCTTTGGTGACTCAAATGATTTATTGCCAATTTCATCTGTTCTTCCTCGATAGGTTTCATCTACATTAGCCATGTCCATATGATAATGTTCTTCGGTGATTTTAAGTCTCATTATCAAATCGGCGGCGATTTCAGCCCATTCTGGTTTTTCTTCCATCGACCGTTTATATTCAAAGGAAGTATGGGGAGAAATCAGGAATCGGCCAAGCTTGGTTGCTCTATCAGGATCAGATTGGCCAATTCGATTTATAATTTTTTCTCTAAATTCGAGTTCCCGCTCATGGGCCGATTCTTTGCTTAAAGTGTGATGTTTTCCGCATAATCTCACTACAAAATCCGGGTCCACCAATACTGTCCATATTTTTCTTGATTTTAGCCAGATATGGTGTCCGTGAGGATTAGACGGATCGCCGCAAATTATACACCATTTATCTCTGAAAATGGCGATCCGTCTGGCTAATTCCACACAATTTTGAAATGGTGTTCGGCCCATTGTTATCCTTCTATTGGATTATTTTTTACATATTCGGTCTTGTTCCACATGGTGGCCTGCTCGTCACAAAAATACATAAGTTTAACGATGGGGTTGTGGAACCATGCGTTCATTAATGATTGACCATATCGGGCCTTCTGGCTTTGTTCTTTGGTCATTTGGTCGTCTTTGGAATGATCACCTCGGATATGATATTCGCCTTTCTGCCAATCGTTTTCGTTGTAAGCTTCAATTAAACCATATAGGCCCATATGAAAACGTATCATCATTTCTTCAAGCTCTGTAAGCTTGATGAATTTTTTGATGCGTTTGATTGATAATGAGGCATGGCCTTTGGGTTGTTTTCTGTTCCATTTGTAAGGATTTTTTCCATCCGGGGTGGGTATGTAAGCCCCTAACTTGCAAACGTCATGTAATAAGCCGGCAATCACGATGTTATTAGTTTCTATGGGTAGAGGTTTCTGGCCTGGCGAAAGCGGAGTATCTAAAAAGGTAAAATTGAGATACGCTTCCAGCAATAAATTGTAAACGTCCCACGAATGGTCAGCTAATCCCCCTGGCTCCGCTCCATGAAATCTTGTAGAGGCAGGACTGATAAAAAAATCCTCTCTGGTCATATATTCTATTAAGCCCTTGATGCCCGAACGTTCGGTTTTTTCAAGTGTTTCTATAATTAGTTGTTTGTGTTTTTCAATTAATTCCTTCTTCATAATCTGGCTCCTTGTTAAATAATGGTGGCCGAGGAAAGGATTGTAAACCCGGCCACCTGCTGTTGGGGAAAAAAATACTAACGCCTGACGGGACGTTTATATTCATCTGGGATAGATTTTGAGTCAATAATCTTGTAATTCCAAACAGGAAATACCGTGATGCCGGGAATCGAAATAGGCGGTTCATATTTATTTTGGGCCGCCGCTTCATCGATGGCCGTTTGAATCTTCACTGTGTCGGGTATATGCCTGATGCTGGTCGTGTTACGCATTCCTGCCCTGGTCACTATGGGCTGGATAACCTTCTCTGGGACTATTGGGGCTACTTTTCCCGTACCGCCTTTAGCAAGGCTGATTTTTCGGCGACGTTCTTCTTCCTTGCGAGCTTCTTCTTCCCGGCGTCGATTTTCTTCATCAATTTTCCGTTGAGCCTCTTCTTTTTCTCTTTGGATTCTTGCGGCCCGGCGCTTAAGCATATCATCAAGCCTGTCAGCACTGCTTTGCAACTGACTTGTGAGCCGCCGTTCTTCATTAATCAGCTTGGTTTTTACCTGGTCAAGAGGTCGAGTATATTCCATTCTGATAACATTGGCGGCCTTCAGGGCCTTTAGAGCTTGTTTGCAAATTGTTTCACCATCAGCCGCCGTCTGATCAGTTGCCACGCCCCTTTCAATAGCGTTGTTGGTTTCGTCAGTAATAGCCTTCAGCTCTTTACCGAACATTTTCATTAAGGCCTTGTTGAAACTTGTCAACATTGGGGCCAGTTCTGTAACTTCTACTTTCTGAATTGTAGTTGTCATAGGTCTGTCCTTTCTAAATTTGTTTTATTTGTTTTTTTTAGAAAATTGTTCTTGAAAATATTTTTCAATCTCTGCCACAACAGCAGAGGATGAACCCATATTTCCGGGTAGTAATTTTTTGACGGCCTTTTTGAAATCTTCGCTTGATTCGAGCTTTTGTAGATATTCGTTGGTGAGCTCGCAAATACTTGTCGGTTGGGGCCAGCATGTTTCGAAGTAATCTAATAAAGCCTGTTTTTTGGCGTTCGTCTGAGCACTCATTACAGACCATATATTATTATCACCAGCCCCGGAACCAACGAAGTCTTCATGTTCACCGGTATCAGTGTCAGTGATTCGCCATTTTCCTGAATAAAAAACACATGGCCGCTTGATTAATTGCCAGCCGCTTTCGTCCCTAACCAGTTCCGGGGACATTCCTTCTCTAAATCCCCCGGAAATTCGCTTTATAGTAAGGCCGTATAACTCGCATTGTTCCCGATACGTGTTATAAACTTCAACAGCCTGGGTATGTGCATATACAAAACCACTTCTGGTCTTCTGTATGGCGGTGCACGGCATTACAGGGACGTTACGCATGATTTGTTCTTTTTTCAGATGAAGATGGTAGAGCGGGGGTTTGATTCTGGGAACAAATCGGATTGGCTGTGTTCGTTTCTTTTTTGGGGCTTTCTTCTTACTTGATTTCTTGACTTTTTTCTTCGTTTTCTTTTTGGCCATGGTTATCCTCTTATATTAAAGCCGCCAAAGTAATCTGTGACATGCTCAATATCACAAAACGGAGAGATACTTTGGCGACGGTTTAATAATTTAATGAATTGTTCTATGACATTGAGCATAATATTATCATATACTATTTTCAAAGGTAACGCAAGAAAAAAAATAAAAATTATTTGTCTTCGCCCGTTACTTCCACCCATTTGATTTTGCCTATGGCTTGACCAATCGGGCCCCGTTCAATTTCCTTCTTGAGCTTGTCAATAGTAACTTTGGCCCAACCTGTAATATCCGTTGAAATTACCGGTTCGTTTTTGCTGTTGTAACCTTTTAGTGTTTTTTTCTGTGCCATAATTATTCCTTCCTTTTTTTGATTTTTATATCGTCTTAAAAGGAGAGGGACTTAATTAAATTCCTACAAATCGGAGATTTTTTATTCGGATTTTCCCCTTAAACATTGTAATCCACAATGCAAACCCCAAGACTCCCCGCAATAATTACATCTGTCGGTATATTGGGGCTTATTTCCATCCGTGCTAAATTGTCTTTGAAATTTAAGCTTCATGCCTTCTGGAATATTTACTAAATGCGTTTTGGGATTTCTATTTAACTTCATTTCCCGGATTCCCCCTTGACGAGTTCTATGTCCTTTAATGTTAAAAATGTGTGTGGCCATTTCCCTTCTGTCCATATTCCAAATATGCCGCTTTTATATTCGATTTTACATCTACTAATGATAACGCTATAATCACTTATTGCATTTATTTCATCCCCCGCAAAGACCGGATCT